AAGTAGAGCATGTTTTTACCAGCATCAACTGAAACACGGATTGGGATGTTGTTGAAACCGAGACCGCTGAAGCCGCCATCACCCTTGCTAGCGCTGTCTGTGCTCTTGTAGAGGTTAGCAGCGTTAGTACCAACGAGCAAGCTTGTGTAAGAAGCACGCTGGGCTGGGTTCATCATGATAACATCTGGCTCTAGGCTTGACTCTGTGTAGATGCTGTCTGTGAGAGACTGCATACGGTCAAGGGCTAGTGGCTGGAAGACATCATAATCGTTAGCAACACCGCTATCTTCTACTGAACGGATTGAATCAGACTGTAGTGCTGAAACACCAGTAGCATCAGTTCTGTCAACACCGAAGTGGCTTCCAGAAGCGAGGTTGGTAGCAATACCTGTGATTTCTAGGCTAGCAGCAGCAAGAGCAGCAGCATCACCAACGATTTCAACTGCGTGGCAATCGTCATCACGGTTGTGTGTTAGCTGAACGAAAGCAGCACCGACGGTTGCACGGAAAGTGTTAGCAGCGGTATTTACAGAAGTAATTGTTGCTGTTGGAGCAACACCACCACCATCAAGTGCGTAGTCAGTCATGCGTCGGAACTCAACCTGAAGTGAACCACCAGCAGCAACTGCTGCGGCACGCTTACGCTCTAACTCTACAGCATCACCTGAGAAGGGGATGTCAACAACAGCAACGTTGTTACCAACAAGGTTACCACCGTTGTGCTGTGCTAGAGTGTGAATAAAACCAGCAGTTGTCTGACCTGAGAAGGTAGCAACGTTGGCTTTCTTACGAACGTCTTCGACAAGCTTACGAAGCTCTAGGTCGATGTAGTTACCGAAAGAGTAAGCACCCTTGGCGCTTGAGATTGCAGGACCACTTAGCTGGAAGCGACCATAAAGGAACTTAGCGTTGATGTTAAGCTCTTCGTAAGTCTGATTACCAGCGGTAGGTAGAGCAGCGCCTTCAGCAGCGAAGCCTACACCTGCGTTACGAGCGACGTGAACAGGTACAACAACACGTTTACCTGACCAGTCTAGTTTTGCCTTTTCAAAAAGTTCAAGCATGAGAACTTCTTGGTTTAATTGCTCTGCGATAGCCTTGGCATAAAAGTTCTTGAGAACACTATCGAGAGTACTGATTGATGCAGCCATAATTTATCTCCTTATAGTTATAGGTCTAGTTAGACCAGTTAGCTTTTAAATAATCAAATAGTGAGTTACGGGCTTCATCTAAGTTCCTTGGAGATTGTTCTCTGTTAGAACCTGGAATCTTCCCTGCTTGTGAACTACCTGCAACTCTAACTACTGGTGGAGCATCAGGTCTTACGACGGGTGGTGCTACAGCCTGTGGATTAGTTTGTAGATATTCGGCAATTGCCTGTTCACGCAATCCGTTTACAAACGTAGAGTAGCGCTCGGCTACATCCATAACGTCTGAGTCTGGATCGTTGATAACGGCTTGTAAAAGCATGTCCCTACCTACATCTGGAAAACGCTGTTGAGCTAGCTGAATTTCATGGTTCAGTTTTACTTGCTCGTTAGCAACTTCCATCTGATAGATTCTATCTTCGTATGACTGAAACCTAGTTTCATAGGGATCAGCATCATCATACTCAAATTCGTCAATCTGAAAATAATCATCTTCTTTTTGACGGGGTTCTGCTCTGCGGCTTTCCAGTTGGTTTTGTAACTCTGCTAATTGAGATTCTAAGGCGCTAGTCCTATCTCGTAGTTCGTTACGGGCTTCAATTACTGACTTGAAGCGACTATAAGGTACAGCATGACCGCTGTCCTCGTTCTGTTCAGGGGTAGATGAATCCTCTGTGTTTACATCTGTTTCTAGTTGTGTCTCTACAGCAGATGCTGCTTTAACTTCTGGTTGTATATTAGTATCACCGTTATCTGGTTCAACTGAATCGCCTTTAAAGAGGTTAGCGACTTCCTCGTTTTGTTCTTGTGTTAAGAAACTCATACGCTATTTACTCCGTGCCCGCTTTTTAACAAGGTTGCGTCCTTGTGGCTCTGTTAATTACCACTACTTCTCGTAGTTAGTAAGGATTTCTTCTATAGGACTTTCCTGTAGAAAATAATCGTGTGGTGTTTTGCCTAGTGGTTGCCCTGTTGCTACTTCAAATTGTATCATCTCAGTAACAGTACGGGGTCTATGCATACGTTTTTTTTCTTCTTCATAGTAAAAAGCCTGATCTTGTCCCATAAGAGCCAGACCTAAAGCCATAATCATGTCGTCATGAAATCCTACTTCGGCTTCTGCTTTGCCTTTTTCGTTGTAAATAAAATTCATAAACTCGTATTGTAGTCTATCATCTTTTACTGAAATAAGGTTGCCTGTGATTGTTGCTACTAGTTTTGCTATAAGTACAGGACGGGTGCTACTACTAGTAAAAAACCCAAGTTTATCAGTAAAGTTTCCTGTAAATTTATCAAATTTAGTCTCTGTATAAAGGTAAGGATACTCTGCTTGTTTAAGTTCTTCAATAATTGCTTGTCCATATGAGTTGCGCTCTGCTACTACTAGCGGTTGATATTTAGTACATACCTTTTGAATTTCTTTTGCATACTCTTTTAAACTTAGTTTATCGTAAAAAGTTGCTACAAGATCTATTTCATCACGATTTGTTATGTCAATAAGTACAGCAGCACTAAAGTCACCGTCAGGTGAACCTGATGCTGTGTCAATTCCTAGTATGTATGTTTTATATTTGTTAGGTTGACTAAAGAATCGCCATCCAAACTTGGTAGGTGGCTTTAAAAGTTGCTTACTAAACTGTGGAAATACAAAAGTACCTGAAGCAATAAAGGCATCTTCACCTTTTATTGGGTATTCTTGCTTAAAAGTGTGTATATTGTTGCCGCAGCGGGTGCGTAAAGTGTACTGAAACCAGTTGATTTGCTCTGGGGATAGGGTGTTTTCTCTAATATACTCTTTTTCTACGTCAGTTTGCTGCCACTTACGGGGTAATTTGTCTAATTTGTACTCTTCGTGGTCTAACCAAGTCAAGAATAGTTTGGTGTAGGCGTTTTCATCAGTCCAAAGCAGGTAGAAATCGTTAAGACCTTTGGGGGTTGTTTCTAATATGATGGTTGGGTTGTTAGATGCAGTCTGGAAAAGCGACTGAACTGTAGTGTTCATATCGTTCCAGAACGCACACTCTGATGCGTGGATGCAAGTAAAGGTAGAACCACGAAAGTTTTGACTGTTTGCTGTACCAATTTTGATAGATGACCCAGTTACAAAACTTAATTCGTTTGCTGAGGCAGCAGTTGTTTCTATTTTTAAGAAAGTTGGTAGGTATTGGTAAAATCTTTGATAGATTGAGTAGATGTTTTTTACAGCAGCATGGGTGTGAGCAACAACAGCAATACGAGTATTAGTATTGAATAAGGCTTCCCAAAAGAAACGAGCAGCAATATAGGTTGAAGAACCCATCTGTCTAGATTTCAGAATACAGAGGAAAGAATTATCTTCCAGTTCTTCGTGTATTTTTGTTTGTACGTTGTTTAAGTTTAGGGGTACAAGTTGATCGTCTTTGTTGATGATTTTTAAATATGTATTAGCAAAATAAACAAAGTCATCTTTACACCGCTTAACTTCAAGAAGTATTTGAGTTTGTTGTGCTTTATTCATCTATCTTTTTACCTGCTATAATACCAAGAATTGCGTCGTTGATATCGCCGCCAGATTCTGTTTTGATTATTTCAGCAAGTAATTTTAAAGCATCCAGTCTAAGACGAGAACGAGTTGCACGTTTCTTTTCAACGTCGTCTTCTTGTTGATCCATAATAAACTCTGCTATAAGAGTTTTAAGGTCTTCGTTGCCCATCTCTGAGTGATTGGGCATCTGATCTAACACTTTGTCTAGTCGTGATTTACTCATCTTCCATCTCTTCTTTGTGTTTGTAGCCCATCTTTTTCATCTTCATATGGTCTTCGTAGGTATCAGCATCATGTTCTTCACCTTCTTCATCATACATCTTATGTGGCTTAAAGTTTTCTTTATTAAACATAATACCGATCTGGATACCTTTTACTTTGTCTAAGTCTAGGTCTTCTAGTTTAGACATAAGCATAGCAGCCATCTGTTTAGCTTCTTTATTTTCCATAGTTGCATACTCCTAGTGTTGCAATTATTACCACTACCACGAAGTCAAAGTGAAAGTTTAAAATTAGCCCCGTATAAAATTGGACAGCAATTTATAATTAGATATGTCAAGTCTTATTTTGATCTATCTAACCTAACAATATTATTACACTATTTATAACCCCCCTACACTACAGGATAAGTAAATCAACAGACCACCCCTTCTTCTGAAAGAGCTTGACAACCACCCCCCCTTCTGTTATAATAGAGACATAAAAAGGAGGGTAGGGATGCCCCCTTTACATAAAGGAGATAAACTATGCGGACTATTACACTGGAACTAAAGACTATTGGTGAGTGGATTGAAGAGAATAAACTTGATGAAGCTAACCTCTCGGTTACTTGGACTAACCCACCAAGATGCAACCACACTTGGGGTGAAAGCTTTGACTGCCAAGATGAGTTTGACCTAAACACAGAGTTGGATTATTGGGAAGGTGATGATGGTTACTTTAGTGCTGAAGTTTATGGAAGAAACGATGTCCTACTTGAGTGGAACAGGGACAACCACCTTGATGAAGTAGAAACTTTTTGCGAGCGTGTTATTCAGAACACCCCCTCTGCAAAGGAAAAGTTTTATAAAATTGAAGATGACCTTTACATCCTTATGGAAGACTACGAAATCCTCAAGCATCACGGCTACTTTGATCTTTGGGTAGAACACAACACAGGCTTGACAGACGACTAAAAACAGGCTATAATAGAGACATAACAAGAAAGGGGGGCAGTAGGGATGCTGCCCCTCTCATAACATAAAGGAGATAAACTATGATTGACTTTAAGACTTTGACTAATAAGGACGAGGTGATGGACTATTTGGAAAGTGAGTTTAGCATGACTGATGAGGGTTATTCAGTAGTGAAGCAGGATGAGGCTGCTATTGCTGATGTTATCAATAAAGTTTGGGGGGATGACATCGAGTCTTACATCGAAAACTGCTGGCGAGACATCTGCACCAACATCGCAGATGA